AAATCTAACATGCTACCTCCGTTTTTTTGTTGCCTTACGTTTACGTTTAGCTTTATTTTTTTTGCTATTAGGAAAACCTTTCTTCATTTCCCTATAGTTCTTTGCAGAAATAGTAGACTTTTTCTTTGAGCGACTAGTTCCTGCTTTTTTTCGTTTATTAATATTTTTATATAAAGACATACTGCCTTAAACTCCTTCTATTGTCATTTATACTTTTCAATAATAGGCTTAAGTTTTTTCCACATTTTGTCATCTTTTTTAGACTTAGTTGTTTTAACAATTAAATCTCCTACTAACAATAATGCTGCAACTCCACCTTTCTTTGCAATCCATTTTCCTAATAATATTTGTATCATCCTGTTATTATTTCCCCCCAAAGAGTTGTTTGTCCTTGTATGATTTCAATTACTTCTACTTTAAAATTACCACCCTTAAACCAATCTACTATAGCAAATGCATGATTCCAGTTAGTTAATCTTCCACCTAGCCAATCTTCATCTGCTTCTATATCTTTTAAGCAGCCTAAACTCCAAGAACTTATTGTTCCTCCAGCTTTTGTAGCAGTATGTCTTTGTAAGTCATGAGTATGACCATACATTATACTTTCTCCATACTGTTCTAAATGTTTTTGAGAATGATACTTAGTTGTATATTTCCCATGTGTAAAGTTTAGCTTGCCTATTTTTAAGCATTTCTTTTTATTGTAAGGGTGATACTTATATCCTCTTTCTTTTAACTTCAATACTTTTTCAGTCATGTATTTATTTAAATAAGGATATCTTTCTACAAACCTATCTAACCAAACCTCATGATTCCCTTGGACGAAATGTCTTTCTTTGCAATTTACTTTATCAAGACTTTCATCTATCCAATCCATCCCTGCATTTACTTCAGCTATATCTGACTCTAACAAGGGAATCAAATCTTCCATAGGCTTTGCGAATCGACCTCTCCAGTAATGTGTACTAAAGTAAGACCATTCACCTGTATCTCCTAAATCTATATATGTATCAGGCTTTATTATTTCTATTGCCTGTTTAACTACACTTATAGCTTCAGGGTCATGTAACGGAAAATGTTTATCAGGTGTAACTATTGCCCGTTTAACAAGTTCCTTCTTTTTTCTAGCCATCTAAGGTCTTCTGCCGCCTATACCACCTGGTCTACCTGGTCTTGATGAAGCTCTTTTAGGTTTTTTCCCTGCAGCCATGCTTCTTCTAGACCTAGCTTTAGGTGCTACTCTAGCTCTTTTTGCTCCTCTAGTTGTAGCTTTTCTACCTCTAGCAGTAGTTTTTCTTTTGCCTTTTTTAGCTTTCTTAGCTGGCCTTCCTCTTTTTGAACCGTATGTTCCTTTTCCTGCTGGCATATTGCCTCCTTTTTTTATTTACCTTTATAAACTAATAGTTTCATAAGACTACTTCCATTAGCTTCAATATTTACATAATTAAAACATCCCCATATGATATCTCCATGCACTAGAAATGTATCTCCTAAATCATCACCATGTAAACATTGAGCAGTTATTTTAATTTCAGTAGTAGTTGTAGCAGCAGCACTAGCCATTACAGCTTTAATTGCAACAAATACATTATCTCCAGATTTATCACCTGAAAGACCAATATTGCCTCCTGTACCTGTAACTTCTTCAAATCCTAATTGACCTAAAGCTAGTGCACCTGATTCATCTGAATTATAATTATATAATCCTTTATGTTTACCCATTTATTTTACCTCCTTTAATTCGAAATGTGGGAAATCATCAAACCTATTATCTTTTACTTCAAAGTCTTGGTCCCAATCGCCACCCCATCTTAGGTTAATCCCCATTTGGTTAGCGACACCAAGAACAAAACCTGCAAAAAGAGTTTGACGTTCCCTATCTTTCCAATTTACAGGATAAGGTGTAACATCAACAGCACGAGAGGGGGAACTATTATGACGACCATTAGGGTATTTAACCTTTGTCTTGCCTGACTCGTAAAGTTCGTTTTGTCTTTCTTTGCTTCTTTCACCTTCGAGAACTGAGCAATCCACGTGTTTAATAACTTCATTAAATACCTCTTGTAACCTTTCATCACAGGTAGCTAAATTTTCTCTTGACCTTTTACCAAACTTAGGCATTTTTAGTCTCCTTACTACCTATTAAAGCTTGAAGAGTTTCTATTGAACCAGCAAATTTAAATATCATATTACTTGTTTTTTCTAACTCTTGCTCTAGTGCAGTTTTTTTATTTATAAGAGCTTGATATTCTTCAATCTTACTAGTTAATTCTTCTTCTAAGTTTATCTGCTCTTTAGTATCATTTTTTTCTTTAGTCATTGGTACTCCTATCTTATTGCATGTGAACCAGGGCTAGCCATTCTAGCTCCTTTAATTCTAGTTGATTCATATTTTTCTACAATCTTTCTAAATTCTTTTAAGAAATATTCTTTAGCCTGTATATCTAAGTTATCTTCGGCTAATCTAGATTTCACATAATTTACTAATGCTAGCTGTAAATAAGAAGGGATATCAATAGTATCTGACTCATCGTTCAATACATCAATATTATAGTATAATTTAGGACTTATTGCTGTCCAACTAGTAGTACCTGTATATTTTGTTTCTAATGTTAATACATTATTTGTTCCTGATTCTGAAGTAATTGCTGATATTTTGTGAAGTCCATTAAATTTATCAGCATCTTTTAAAACTATATAACTACCTACAGATAAAGATTGAGGAGCAGTAGCATAGTTTTGATAATCACTATCAGTATCATCTTTAATCATAAGAAAATTATCAGCACTAGCTTTGTATTTAGTAATATTAGTATCAACTGCTGTAGCCTTATCTACTATAAAATAATTAGGACTAAATGAGTATTTTACTTCTAATGCATCTGCAACTGTAGATTGGGGCGATTTCCAAAAGTTTCTTACTACCCCTGGTCCAAACTCTCTTGAATCTAAATTGTTGTTAAAAGTAGTATCCTGCTCTACTATTGCTATCTTATTTCCTTCTATATAGTATGCATATTCTTTAGCCATTATATTCCATCTCCATCTTTAATTTTAGGTGGATGCATCATTCTAGGAATACTTCTATATTCATCTTTATCATTTCTATGATTCTTCATTCGTATATCTATAACTTTTACCATATCATCTGGAAAGTCATAAAATCTTTTATCTTTAATTATACTAGTTCTTTCTATATCTGTGTGAGTAGAAAACATCATATTTAATTCTTGCAAGCCATCTTTAATATAAGCAATAGCTCTTCCTGTTTCTGGTATTCCTGCTCTTTCCATTAATTCTTTAACCTTCATAGCTCTCCTAAACGTCATTTATTATTGCAGCTATCTGCACTCTAACATTTCCTGAACCTGCTCCAGAAGGAACGTTGTTTACTACCCCACAGGTTATTCCTGTTAAATTATTAATTGTAGTATTTGGAAACTTACCTGTAAATAATTCTTTGCTTCCTATATATATTCCGTCTGCTAAATCATATGTAACTGTTGCAGCATCTAAAGATATAACAATGCCTTCGTTTGTTGTTGACGAACCATTAGTAGTACCTGAATGTTTTATAGCCATCCATAATATTTTATCACTATTACTTAATGCAGTTGTGCTACCTACGAATGAATGAGATGTAGTTAATAATACTCCACTAGTTGATGTTATATCTGCAGTAGTATATACCCATTTATAACTACCATCTAATGGATTAAAAGAATATCTTCCTTGTAATGATGCTTTAATATCATCAGGTAGTATTGAAGTTGTTATTCCACATATTGCTTTATTAGCCATAATTCTCCTAAGTAAATGAGTAGTATTGAGCTGCTATTGTATTACCACCATTTGAATCTCCATCACTATCAGTACTTTGAACTTTAACAAGGTAGCCACTTCTTCCTCTTAATGGAACTAGCATCATCTCGCCAGATTTTAAACTACCGACCCATCTATCTGCACTCCCATCATTTACGAATACTGATAAATAATCTGCTGAATTTGCAGTTGTACTTAACTCAGATGCACTACTAAATTGATAACCTGTATGTTTAACAGCAACTATATCTGGAGGAGTCATTGATATTGCATTTGTAGTATTTACAAGAGCTTGAACATAATTGATAGCTCCATCATCATATCCATGAGTATTGCCTCCACTAGCATCTATTGTTACATTTAATTCTCCACTTCCATTTAAAGTACCATAGCATTCAGAAGCTGCTATTAAATTAGAACCTCCAGCTTGAGTAGTATTATCTTCAATTGGAGTAAAGCTTACTTGAAATTTTACTTTACTTGCCATTATTCTTCAGCCTCCTGCCTTTGTTTTCCTTTTGGCACATTTACAGCATCACCAGTATTAGATTTTGCAGGCTTACCTGCTATACCCATAATGCCTTGATTATATTGAGTTAACAATTGTCCATATTGAGACAATAGCCATTTATATCTTGTTAACTTTTCATTAATTTCTGTTGCATATTGTTGAACGTCTGAAGAATGTTTTTTAATTTTTTGATTAAATATTCCCACTTCTTTTCCTAATTCTTTATCAGCATTAGTCATTCTTCTACTTAATTCTTTTTCAAATTCATTAGCTGCTGCATTATATTCTGCTTGAGCAGCTTGATGTTCTTTATCATATTTTTGTAGATTCTTTTCTACAATATCTAAATATTTATCTGCCATATCTAAGTCATCTTTTTGCAATGAATCTAATATAGAATCTAAATCCATATCCATAAGAGGAGCTTCATATGTAGGTGGAGTTGGTAACTCTGGACCATCATATATAAAATTAGGCTCACCTATATCAGCAGGTGCTGTAGGCAATGTTGCATTTATTACTGATGCAGCTGCTAAACAAGACATAGCAGAAGCATAATAAACTATTAAATATTCTGAGCTTTCAGGGAAATTTTCTATTGATAATGAATTATAACTAACTCCATTATCAAATACTATATGTACTATTTCTGCTCTATCTGTAGTTTCATTAGTTGGAACAGGTAATACATATACTTTATTTTGTTCTTTGTAAAAAACAGGATTATACTTAGATGCAAAAGAAAGACTATTAGAATCTGCAGCTCTACCTTTCATAATATGTGGTATTTCCCTAGCAGGATTCATTACAGTCCCATCATTTCTTAAAACTGATATAATTACATTTGAAGGAGATTCTACTCCTGTGCTAGATGATTGTATATCTGTTTTAGAGAATGAAGACAATACTCCTATTGGAGCTTGAGCACTTACAAGTTTACGTATCATATCTTTAACACCATCTCTTAAAAATTGAGTTACTTCATGTCGAGATGGATTAGTAGATACTCCTACTGTTATACCTGTTAATGCTTCTATTTGTTGTTGAAATGTTCTCATTTATTCCTTTACTAAGTGAGTCTGCCTGCCGAAACAGGCAAACTCGATTAGTTTATTATTTACTATGTTGCTAAACTACCAGCATTGTAGAAAGCAGTGCCATTGCAATATACATTTACATAATCACTAGCAGCAGTCATTGCAACTGAATTAACAGTTGAATTGCCACTAATATTTATAAATGTTGCATTCCAACCAGCTCCTGCATCTGCAGCACTAGGTAGTGTAACATTAAAGGTCCCTGTTAAAAAAAAGACTTTACCACTATCATCAACTTTAGCTGTATAAGCTTGAGTTAATGAAACAGGAAAATCTTTTCCCCAACTTGCTTTAGACCCATGTATTACTGGATTAGCCATTATCTACCTCCTTACGCTGCTTCAACAACAATAACAAAGGTCGCTTGACCAGCACCTGGAGCATTATCGTTTTCAATTTCGATAGTTCCTCCTGGTGCAATTATGTTATTACTTGTTGGAGTTACAACTCCTGAAGCACCAATACCTGAACTTGCAGCTATTTCATGAGTTCCACCCATAGTTCCAGCAGCTGACTTTAACACCAATGTAGATTTAGCTGTTGTCAGAGCTACATTCATAACCCATCTAACTTCTAAAACTTTACATTTCCAAGGAGCTACAGCATATACAGTTCCTGCAGCACTTAAAGCAGGACTGTCTACTACCATTACTTGCTTGTTTTGAAAGTCATCAGCTTTATTTTGTCCATATAATGGATTTGCCATAATTAACCCCCTTATTTCCAGATAGCGTGAGCTTCAGGCATTGACCATTCCATTCCCGCTTCTGTTAAGATTAAGTCAACTCTACGGTCAACACCACTATTTTCTAGAGTTTGTACACCCACGTAAATAGAAGTATCTCTGTTGACACCGTTTCCAGAAAGAGGTCTATATGCACAATGCTTCATATCAATACCTAGCATTTTCACATCAGTTCCATCAAGGTGGATATTTCTAGCCACGTTCATGTCGCCATATGGAGTTGAAAAGCTAGTGATATCTACACCAAATACTTTTTTCTTTCCAGTCATTGCTATATCTGAACTATAATTAGATGAAATTTCAAGATTATTCTTGAAGTATCCACCCATTTTATGCAACCAGTTCCACACTGCTGTATTACAGAAGAATACATTAGCACTTTGTGAATTATATCTTGGGTCTTGATAAGCTGACATGTCATCTAAGAAATCATCAGAAGTCTTAGTTGCAGTGTCAAGACTAAATACATTACCGTAAGAATTAATAAAATCCACAGCACCTTGAGTTGTGTAGTAGGTATCATTTTGAGAACCAAATAGCAAAGAAGTTTCAATATCAAACTTATGCTCAACTAACTTTTCTTTCCATACTCTAGCCCATTCTGAACCTTCGTATTTAAGAGCAGTTGCTCTTGCAGTGTTAGTCATAGCACATGAAGTTTTCCATATTTGAGTTCTTCCATAGCTAGTTGAATAAGGCTGGTCTTTCCATGTTTCAGGATAACCAGAACCTTCATCATGAGCAGTACCTACAACAAAACACTTATATGGAGCTAGAGCTTCTTCGCTTTCAGTTTTACCTGAAGAGCTATCTATTGAAGCTGGAACTCCCATATAGAATGCATTAGTCACACCTTTAACAACTGTACCAGTTATATTAACATATTCACCATTGTCATCGACATTAGTAACTTTAACAATCTGGTAGTCATTCATTGATTGGTCGTGAGATGAATTATCAGCACCTGTTGTTGGAACTTTGATTAACTGACCTTCCATAAAGAAAGCAGGTTTAGTACCTGTGCTTCCAGGTTTATGGTCTACATCTTTACCATAAATATTTTGAAGGTTTCCTTTGTTTGAATAATCAGTACCGAACTTTCCATAGAAAGTATCTCCCTCTGCATTTTGGTCTGTTGCATCAGAAGTTATAGCTGTATTAAAGTTACTACCAACTTTTTCTATATATGCATACCGTTTATTCCATGAGCCTCTCTTTTCAGTAAATTTGAATTGAGGGTCATCTGTTGGCTTTTTAGCCACTTTACTTACGAATCGAAAAAATGGGTCTTGTGCAATTGCAAGTTCAGAAACTCTGTCACCAAAGTTATACTTACGTCTTAAGTCACCAGTTTTAAAACCACTAGCGTCATAAGAACCACCTGCAAAATCAGCAGCCCCTAGATTCCCGAGATTGAATAAGTCTGACATTAGACTATCCTTTCCCTACACCTATGTGTAGATTGAGTTTGAATAGATAGTCTTTTTTTTATCTATCCAAACAGGTTATCGAGATTACCATCAATATCTAATAAAGCATCAAACAATGAATCGCTAGGATTCGATGTCTTACCTGCATTATTAGTATTGCTTTGGCTAGTAGGAATATCTCTTACACCTTTCATCTGCTTAAGCATATCTTCTTTAGTAGAATTTGCAACGTTAGCATTAACTTTTTTACGATTTATTAAGTGATACATATCATCGAAAGTCAAATGACCACTTTTAAATCTAGTTTCTGCATCGTCAAGAAAAGCTTGAAACTCTTCGTCTGTAAGACCATTACGCTCTTTAAACTCTTTAGCTTCATTTTGAGCTTGGAGTTTATTTTGCATTCTTTGAGCTTCTGCTTTTTCATTTGCAAGGATTTGATTAGCTCTTTTCTTTACAACTTTATCTACCATAGTATTGAACACTTTACGAGAATCAGATGCAGGGTCACTAACAAGTTCTTCGGTGTCGAACTGAAAATCTTCACTTAATCTAAGTTCATCTTTTACGTTCTTTGGAACATCACCTCCACTTTGAAAATAACCTCTAACATGTTCTACTAGTCCACTATCTTTTTTCATCGCTTCCAATACAGGAACGAAAGGTTTGAGTTCATTTAACTCGGCTCTCATTTTCTGTGCTTCACGACTGGAATCACCATACCTCTTTTTCCAATTTTCTCTTGGAGGGGTATCTGACACCTCTTGGGTGCTTGTTGGTTCGGTGGTATTGGGGTCCACGCTTTGTGGAGTTTCCTCAACCTTAGCTTCAGCTTCGTCTGCAACAACGCCATTGACATCATCTTCAAGGGCATCGAAGAAAGAAGTCTCAGAGCCAAATACTGCATTATCTACAGCTTCTGGGTTACCTGTTTCTTTATCTTCCATTGTTACTTCCTTTTTTTAGTTAAAAATTTAAGAAAATTATTGCTTCTTATCTAATTGTTTTTTATGCTCGTTCTTTATATCTTCACGAGTTCTTCTAACATCACTTTCTAAAACATTTCTATAAAACTTTTGTCTGGCTTTACTTTCCATTTCTTCAGAAGCAATATTTTGTTGAGCTTTCATTTTTTGTCTATCTATTTCAACGCTTCCTTCCATAATTTTATTTTTAATACCAGACTGTACAACTTGTCTTTCTAGCGTCTCTATAGTGCCATTTGAGTTTTGAATTTGTTCTTCAAGTTGTGCAATTTTATTTTGAAGTTGAGAATATAAACTTTTACGTTTCACTATATTTTCCTTATTTCTAATATCAGTTTCTGCTAGTACAGCTACATCATCAACAACACCCATCTTCATTAATTCTTTTAATTCTGATAAATATGCCCATCTATTAATTGGCAATGTTGAGCCACCTATTAATCTTACATCAAACCTTGATGCTTGGTAGTCTCTATATTTTCCTATTATATGTCCGTAATCATTATAAATAGGTACATTAATTTCTACTGTTTTTTCTTCATTAATATTGTTTGGTTGAACAATTGTAAATACTTTATTTGCTGTGTATACAGCTTGAGTAAATTGTTTTACAATTTCACCAACATGTTTTAATGCAGGTTCAACACTATTCTTTAACCAGTATTTAATTCTTCTAGTTCCATATTCATCCATTGCTAGCATACCACGATATGGCATTTCTTGAGATGTATTAGTATCTCCTTGCATTGAAGAATATATACCTGCTAAATATTCCATATCTCCTTTGCCAGCTTGTGTTAAACTAAAAAATGCATTGTTTAGCTGAAAAGGCATAATTGGAGTAGGAGGAGTATACCCACTTCTTACAGGTAGTAATGCTCCTGGAGCTGATGAATATTTTTCCCAATAATCTGTATCGACACTTCCTTCTTCATACATATATCTCAAGCTGCTTCCCAGCGATGCATTGTGCACCATGAGCTGATGAGCTTTGTTAAGCTCTCGTTGCTTTCCTATTAGAGGAGACACAGCTGAGATAGGATATGGAGTACCAGTCCATTTATAATGTATTGGTATAATAGGATATTCCGTTAAAGGTAATCCTTTACTGTAAATCAACTTATCTCCTATAATACATGTTAATTTAACCCTACTATCTTTAAAAGGAATTGCATCTGTAATTCTTTCTTTAAATCCTTCGTCTTGTAAAAAGACTTGATATTCTTTTTTAGAAATAACTTTATTTTCTATAATTTCAGCTTGAGCTTGTAACTTATTTTTAGTTTCAATCTCAAATGCATTTAACTGTTCTTGTATTTCTTTTTTCTTTTTAGTTATTTCAAGTTCCATTCTTTGAGGAAGCATTTCACCTTCTTCAACAGCAGCTTGTAATTTTTGTGCCATTTCAAGTAATTCTACTTCAGTTTCTGATGCCATCATTTGCAATTGCTCTTGAGCTTGTTGAGCTATTTGTTTTTGCACTTCAGGTGATGGTGGAACTTTATAAAACATGTTTACGTAATCTACCATTACTTTTTCATAACATTCTATAAACTCTACGAGTTCATCTTCCTTATCGTTTGCTAGTGAATTGCTAGCATTCATTCCTTTATAATGAAAGTCCTTTTGGTCTAAATCTGTAGATTTTTCAGAATAATTATCATAACTATTATTCACAGATGCTGCATTCATAATCTTACGTTTGCTATCAGGAAACTGTTGGATGAGGTGTGATTTAGGGAGGACTTTGCGAATGAGAACATGAGCAGCATCTCTGAATAAACTATCTCGTGACTTTTCGTCCACAAATATATCAAATGGGTCTGGCTGCTGAATAACAACTTCTCCCATTCCTCTGTCGGCATTAGGGTCTACAGTTACTAGCATATAACCTACCGACTTAGTTATTGCATCATTTATTGCATTAGAAAATAATACATCTCCATTAGATGTGTACCATACATAGTCAGCTACATCAGAAAATACTGCAGCAACATCAACGTCACTACCTTCAGCTCCGACTGCTTGCCATCTAGGTGATTTAGCTGTAGCATAAAAATTAAGCATTTCTACAACAGGAATAATTCTGTTAATAGTAAATGTGGGCATTCCTTGTTCTTCTAAAGAAGCTTTTTCTTCAGCAGTTAATTGATTGTCATTAGCGAAATCATACCCTTTTTGATTTATATATTCCCATTGAACTCTATTTTGAGTTCTACAGGAATTAAATAATTCTTGTACTTTTGTAACTGTTTTATTTATTTTCGCCATTTAAATCCTTATAGTTTACAGCATCTTAATATAAACATTTTTACCAATCATTGTCTACTTTTTTCTTAGGACCAAATTTTTCTTTCAATCCGTTTCCACTAAGAGAAGCCATTATTTCAATAACAGCACTTATTTTAGAATGAATCTTTTCCTGATTAATCTGCATTTGTTTCTGTGCATCTATAAGTTTAATTAAAATTCCTTCTAACCTAGCAAAGGATTCTCTCAGTTCAGTTTGAAGTTCATTTTGAATCCATGCATTCTGAGATTTTACATAATATCCTAATGCTACTACCATCATAACAGGTAGCCCAAATCGTTCTAATAAATCAAATGCTTCCATCATTCGTCTTCATCAACTCCCAAATCATCTAATGTAATTATATCATCTGTCATGCAACTACCCAGCTTTTAGCTTTTGGTTTATGTTTATAGTAACTACTATCTTTATTTTCTTTTATTCCTACAGGTGGCTGTGCAAACTTACATGCATATGCAAGTGCATCAATAGTATCATCATGTGCCATCCTAGGACCAAATGTTATTATCTCTCTTTGCAAATCATACATTTCTTTCTTTAAATGAATTTGACCAATAGCAAATCGTTGTGCAAGTACTTCTTGTATCCTATCTCTTTTAGATAGTCGAGTACCTGGCTTTTCTTCTTTAAATCTAACTGAGAAATCATTCCTTCTTCTCATTTCAGCTCTTAAGGCTTGGAATACAGGTTTACTCATTGCAGTATCCTCTACTACAAATAATTGTGGATGATATTGTTTTGATACTTGAAACATATAATCTACAATACCTTTCTTATCTTCTCCTGGTATTCCTAATACTGGTATTCCTCTTTTCCTTATATATTCTAAAACATATACATTATTGTTTAAATCTACAGCTACTATCATTAATACACTAAAGTCAGCATCTCTTCGTTGACTATCTGTTGCTGGGTCTACTCCTACAAATACATTGCAAGGTTGTGCATCTCCACTATCAGGTATTATATATCCTATTTCAGATTCTTCATCGTAAGTATAATGACCGTCCCAATGCCTTATATGATTACGATTAAACATCGCATCATCCTCGCTTTGTACTTCCATCATATACTCTTGATAGAACTTTTGTGGTTGACCAGAATCAGCATAGAACTTCTTTTTACGTTCCATTTCTTTTTCACCAAACCAAGAGTTCCACAGCATAGTTCCGTCATCCAAAATTGCTTTCTTAAGAACTAGATTCCACGAAAATTCTTTACTTTCTTTTTGAGCTTGTTGATAGTTGACAATAAGATTATTAATAAAAGAATCATAATGTACAGGAGTACCATTAATCCGTAACCTACCAGTCCCAGGCTCAAGAGCAGGGAATACAACAGCAGTAATAAGATTGGAGTTTTTAGCTCTAGCTTCTGGCGTAATCGTATTGTTTTCATCTTCAAAGTCGTCCAAGATGATAAGGTCGTATCTTTTATGAAGTTTCGCACCTCCACGAATACCCGAGATGTTTGATTTTGAAATGAGTTTGCATCCATTAGATAGCTCCACATCGGTCTCAGTCCACTTTGTTCCCTTTAAGTTACCAAAGTAATACTGAATCCTTTCGTTAAATTCAATATGATATTTTATATAGTCCATATTACCTGTAGCTAACTTAGCTGTAGCAGAAACCCATCCATAGAACAATGGGTCTTTTGCGAAGCAAAACGCCTTTAAAATATCACATTTAGTCATTACGGTTTTTCCATGGCCTCTGGGAAGGATAACTGCCACTTGTTTTTTGTCTATGTCGGTAATTACATCTGCTATCTCATAATGAAAGGGAGGTGTTTCACTCCTCAAGAAATCATCAGGGAGAAATAGTTTTCCAAATGCAATTAAATCTTTACTCGCTAATTGTAATGCCTCTTCTTCTTTAGAAACATTATGCAGGTTTATATTAGCCATCAGTTATTTCTTTTCTTTCTGCAGGCTCTATCATTTCATCAGTAAACCCTTGAAATTGAACTCCTGTAATTTGTTGAACTTTAGTAGAGTTTTTATCTTCCATATCAAATATATCAGCTAGTTTAAATAATGCTTTAAGTCTATCACCTGATTTGTCGGCCATCTCAGCTTCAGCTTTAATGCCTTTTAAAACAAAAGATTCATCTACTCCCATCTCTTCTAATATAGGTTTAAGTTCTTCTTTCATAGCTGTCTTAATCCTTTCAGTCTTTACAAGGTTAGCTGCTTTTAATTTAGCGTACCTTCTATTATTAGTAGGGAATGCTTTTACATATGCTTCTTCAGGTTGAATACCAGATGCAACATATTGTACAAACATTTCTTCGTTAGCTGTCATGCTTCTACGACTAGCTACTACCTCTTCAGGCGTACCATACCCACTAAATGAATATATATTAGGTCTTCTATCTGTATCCATCTTAGCTTTCTTGGAAACAGGAAAAGTACCAGTGCATGTACCTATATAATATTGATAAGACTTTTTTCTAAGCATCTTACCTTTACGTAAAACTTGAATAATGCATTCATCATCAGCAACTACCCAATCACCTACTTCTGCTATTCTCCAATCTTTTAATGGCGTAATACTAGAAGGAATCTCATCAATAGAATCATAAACTTTATGTTTAAATTTGTTAACTCTATATTCTCTCATTAATCTTCTTCAAAATCATACAAATCTTTAATAGTTTCCATATCCTCAGATGTTAAGCAAGGAGTTAAGTCTACATCTAAATTAAATGGATTTACCTCAGTAAAATCAAAATCATTATCCATTCCTTCAGCTATATACTCTACTTCGTCTGTATCTGGATTAAAACATATCTTAAGTGTATAAACAACAGTTCCTTTTTTATTATTATCCATATCGTAAATATAAGGAATGTGAACACTATTTCCAAATAGTGTGAACAGGACGTAGCTATCCCCTGTATAGAAAAAATATTTAATTTTAGATTTCACTTCAGCCAGTACACTAATTTCTTATATTCGGTAAACTAAGCTTATTTAGTCACAAGGGGACAATCTCAATCTCATCTTACCTTCCTAGCATAAGTCCTACGACCCATACTGAAGCTTATACTAAAACAATTATCGGAAACTATTGGGGACAAATCTCTTAATCCTATATGGAGAGCAAACCCAACTTCTGAACCTCTAAGCAGAACCATTTCAGGGGTACTTGAAGGCTGATAACCAAAGGCTGTTTCCTAGTAGGTAAATATAATATAGTAGGAGTCCCAAAACAAGAAGTTTGAAAAATTTAGACAAAATAATATAGCCCTATATTTATCCTATATACCCACCCGATTTCCCTTTTTGTTATTTGGGAAACCGTTGATGTCAATTATTATTTTCAAATCAAAAATACAAGGAGTATTACAAATGAAAGAGAAGTTCTTATTATTTTATATGAATCGAATCAAATCAGGAAAGACAGGGGAGTGGTTGTATCAAGTTACTACCAAGCCAAAGAAATCTTTTAGTATTCACGGGATTACTTTCAATATCTCTGAATGGTCACCTTCTCAAGTGAAGTCTGATGTTATTACTAGTGGCTTTGCAAATGATATCTCATTAGAAGAGTTTGAGAATCTTGGGAAGATATTTCCCGAGGGTAGCTTCTATATGGATGTCAATAGCGACCCATCGAATCCTACTATTATGTCTCATAGTGAGTATGATTACCATTTGAAACACGGAGATGAATCCAAATTGATGGAAGAGTTTCAAGAACATAGAGCATCTGAAGCAGAAGCATCTGAGTTTGCATAGTCTTACCTTATAGCATAGCACATTGACGTATTGTTAGTGTGCTACTGCTTCTTCTACTAGAATAACTAAATAAACAGCACCTAAACAACATAGGAGTACAACATTATGGATTTCTTTGATAAATGGGGTAAATACGCTCCAATAACAGCACAAATATTAATGACTATATTACTAGTCAATCATTGGTATCGTGGTCTACACTACGAACCTCTAGTAGTTATATGGATAGTTCTACTTGGTATGAGTATCAGTCCTATCCTAGATATATTTTATGATAATTCTTACGAAGACTAATGGTGCATGGGTGAACGTCAAGGAGCGACTAGTAGCCCAACAATTTAAATAAGGAGCGAACAAATGAGTGTTAAAGATAAATGGCTACAATCTAAAGATACAATACCAGCTTATAAAACAGTTATTGAAATGGTTGGTAGTCTTAATGATATAATAAATGATTTACAAGGCTATGAAGATGGCTACAATCATAACCCAGTAGGTTTAACTGCTATTGAAGAAGAAATAAGATTTGAATATGGATATGTTAGTAAAAGACTTCAAGATTTCTTAAATGAAAGTATGAATCTAATTACCTATTGTCATCCTAATTATAAAGAGCCTAGTTATACTCTTATAGGATTAAAAGAATGTCTAATTGAAGTAAGTAAAATACTTGAACGTTATCATAAAGAATTTGAACGTTTAGAAGATGAGGAGGATAGTAATGGCTAGAGAAATAGATGTTGAAGGTATGTTAGCAGTTGGTAATGGTGAGCCATGTCCTTTTTGTGTTAAAGAAGACAATAGATATGTTGATGATATATTTATCAATCAACCTGATAATAATCTTATGGAACATATGATAAATGAACATCCATCCGAGCTAAATAAGGCGTTGTTTAAAGAACCTCCTCCTAAGCCATGGTTAGAACAACCCTTTCAAGTTCTTATTGCCAAAGTGTTTGTTCAATTAAGAGAAGTAAATAATGAGCGTGTTGATGAAGAAAGATATAAAGAAATTATGCACGCTATTTATTGTGACTTAGAGGAGCACTTTGGAGGATGAGAGCAAGCGAGTTTATTCATTATATAAACCGTAAAGATGTAGCCCTTGGTAGGAATGTCTCAGATTCTGAGTATACCCACATTTCTATCAAGCAGGCTACTAAACGAGTACGGTATCAATATCAATTAAATTTAAGGAGACTAGAGAAATGAGTTACACAGAACTAGCTGATAGTACAGCGATGCTAAAGACAGCGTTACGTTTATTAAAGACAGACGCTGATGATGATATAGAAACATTTAAGAAAGAATTAAAGCAGCAGATTCAAGAAAATGAGCAAGAAATGGATGCTTATGATAAATGGATTAGCCAAAAAGAAATGGAGGCTAAGTATAATGTTGATTAAGGTAACTAAAGAACATATAGAAGATGGAGTTCAGGAAGATGAATGTAACTGTCCAATAGCGTTAGCAGTACAAGATGCAGTTGAGCAAAGTATGTGTGATAGTTATGAAATAGAAAAAGCAAATGTAATAGTTACTGTTCATGATAATGATATAAATGTACACCATCATAATAATAATGCAGAAATGGAATTTATGTTTGGTGTATCACCTAAATCTAAATGTGAATGGAAAGTAATAAATAATTTTATCCATAAATTTGATAGTGGTAAAGATGTTGAACCATTTATGATGGAAATGGATACATATTAAAGCACATTAGCGTGTGCTGTAATAGTTAATGGCACGGAAAAAGTACCCAAGCAAGTTAATCGACAGTTTAGTCCTAGGATATTCTCGAGAACTTCTCACGCACTGCCACAGACCCATTAACAGGAGCTGAATAAACCAATCAAACTAGTTAACTACTGGTGAGGATTTAAACAGTCTTTAAGTGTTGATAAACACATCGCCCCGAGTTGCTCCTCCTAGACTACTTGGGGTCTAGATTTTATGTTATAACATACCAGCAGTATAGAAAGAATGAGAAAGGGCGTTTAATCAGCGACACATTGAGCATATGCTGCTGGATAGATTTTGATAATAAACAACAACATAAGGAGTAAGAACAATGGGATTTGATTTATATGGTATGAACCCAGTAATGAGAGAAATAAACGAAGATAAATACCCTACATATAATAAATATGAAAGTATGGACTTTGCTGAAAGGCAAAAAATCTTCGATGAAGATAAAAAGGAAGTTGAAAAAGCTTTCTGGAAAGAAATGAATTTAAGAGAATCAGAGAATCCAGGTATATATTTTCGTTCTAATGTATGGTGGTGGCGTAGGTTATGGGCTTTTGCTTGTGACCACTGTCCTGATTTAACTGAAGAAGATTTTGAACGTGGTAATTATAATGATTGTCACGAAATAAATGAAGAACAAGCTAGTTCTATAGCTAAACATCTACAAGAAAAGATAGATGATGGTACAGCTGCTCATTATGAAAATGAGATAAAGCTAGCTATGGAACAAGCTGAGAAAAATGATGATGGTACAGTAAAAGACTGGGATATGATGTATCCATTCACTGTAGGTCATCTGCAAGACTTTATTTTGTTCTGCTCCGAGTCTGGTGGATTTGAAATCGGCTAGACTCTATGCAAGTGAGG